AGCCCATCAGATTTTCTCCTTCGGTAGTAGTGGTGGCAGCGGGATGTAGAGGGGCAGCCGTCTGCCTTCCTCGGCCTCGCGTTCGCGCTTCTCGCGCTCACGCCGCTCCCGCTCCGCAATGATGTATCCAATGTCCAGTTTCATCGTTTTAGCCTTCCAAAATTTCCAAAAAGGCGGACCGTGCCAAATCCCCGCGCGAGGCGGACCGCCCGTAAAATGGTGCGAGAGGATCAATTCCAGTTCTGGCCACGTACCCGTCAAAAGCCTTTGCACATGCCTCGATCAGCCGGGCCAGTTCCTCTCGCGTCACGTCACCCAAAATTGACCTCCTTTCCTTTCGAGCCTGATATACGACGTGATGGCGTATATGTCAAGCGGGCGTATATTAAACTTTAGTCCATCCGCGATTCGCTGTAGGCCTTCACGCCGAGCTTCTCGCGGAAGATGGCTGACATCTTCCGGGCGTGGGCTTCCTTCCGCTCCATCGACTGATTGTGCGCGCTGATCCAGATCGACACGCCACCGCCATAGGCCCGCTTGGCGAGCTTGTTCTTGACCAGCCATTTGGCAAACGAGCAGTTACCGGGGGAAACCGTGACCCACGCGAACCCGCAGACGCCGTCGGCCACGTACCAAGCCTTCTCGACCGGCGAGCCATCGTCCAATGGGTTCGAGTGTGAGGCCACAACCATGGCCCGCGGGGTCATTGCCTCCGCCGCGGCAAATCCGGCCCGGCTGGCCTCGTTATAGACCGCCTCGAACTTCGCGTAGCGCTCCTTGCGCTCCACGCTTTCCGCGGCAATCTTTTCCCGCAGCGAGCCGTACTTGAATTCACTCATAGTGTCTCCTTTCAAAAGCCAACCTTCGCCGTTCATATACGCCATACAGGCGTATATGTCAAGACGTCGTATAAGAGGTTAATTAAGGCAGGAACCGGCTACGGCAGCGGTCCGATGTGCGAGCCGATAAACCCGGTAATGATGGCGATGACGATCGCAATCGCGATGACAAAGCCCAGAATTCCAAGCCCGACCCAGAGGCCTTGCGACAGGTTCAGGGACGATCCCGATCGGACGGGCCGGACAGCAGGCAACGGCAGCAGGATCAGCAGCAGCAATCCTGCGATCAGCGGCGATATAACAGCGGCGATAAAGAACCAGCCGACGCCACTGCGTCCGCGCCGGATACTGGCAAAAAGGCCAACGAGAACGGAGAAGGCCAGCCAGAAGAAAACGATCACTTCAGTGCTCCTTTCATAGTTGTTTCAGTTTCCGGTACTCGACCGCCCAGCCGTTGTTCACGAACAGGACGACGATCTGGTAGCGGCCTTCGTTTTGCTCGATCCACGCGTTTTGCGCGGCCAGCGAAGCGAAGTTTTTGATCTGCCACATTTCATTCCCTCCAGATGAACCTGTTGAGCGCCTTGATCTTCTCGCCGTTTCCGCCTTTCTTCACGGCCTTCGCGAACAGCATCTCGCACTCGGCCAGCGCGTCGGCATATTCCTTGCTGCCGGGCTTGTAGCCGTTGTCGTTGACCATGTTGTCGAAACCAGCGATCTCGTAGCACTCGGCGCACAATCCAGTGCCGCCGGTGTCATTTTCTCTGGTCCGCCGTCCGCACACCGCGCAGTTGAACACCGCGCCGTTGCCCATATTCCTGAATCTGTTCCTAGCCATTTGTTCTTCCTTCCTTCTTACAGTCATCTATATACGCCGTCCTGACGTATACGTCAAGAGGGCATAAGTAACTCAAATCACTGGGAAATTCAGCACGCCCGGGCGGGATACCGCCCGGCGGGAGTGACAGTCATGCCTATGAAACCGCACAAGGGCGAGAGCCAGAGCGAATTCACCAGCCGCTGCGTGCCTGAGATGATGGGCGACGGCAAGCGCGAGCAGGAGCAGGCCGTAGCCATCTGCCTCGACATCTGGCGCAGCAAGGATAAAGGCGATCTGCTGGCAGAAGCGCGCGCCAAGCAGATCGAGCCGGACGATGACGAGTCGCACGATGACTTCATGGCGCGCTGCGTCGACGAGACCGGCGACGAAGACGTCTGCCAGTTGATCTGGGATGAGGAGCGCGCCGCCAGTAACGGCATCGTCTACAAGACCCACGCCGCCACCGTAAACGGCATGGACTTCGTGCTGTCCGACGAGACGCCGGACCGCATGGACGACATCATCCTGTCCGACGGCTGGCAGTTGGACAACTTCAAGCGCAATCCGATCGCGCTGTTCAATCACAACCCGAACTTCATCATCGGCAAGTGGGAAAACCTGCGCGTCGAGAACAAGCAGTTGTGCGGGCGGCTGAAGATCGCGCCGAAAGGCACCAGCGCCCGTATCGATGAAATCCGCGCGCTGATCGAGGCCGACATCCTCAAGGCGACCAGCGTCGGCTTCAGGCCGATCGAGCGCAAGTCACGCAACGAAAGAGATCAATTCGGATTCGGCGGCAGCATCTTCCACAAGAGTGAACTGGTGGAGACCTCGCTTGTCGCCGTACCAGCGAACCCGAATGCGCTGGCGATTGCAAAATCACTCGGGGTTTCTCCCGCAACGATCGACCTGATCTTCGCCGGGCAAGGCGCAAAAAAGCATCGGGTCGTCAAACGCGGGCTCACCGGCGGGCATGCCGAAACACGCAGAGGAGAAAGAGGAGAGCAAGCGATGTCGCTCGCTCAACGTATTCAGGATTCGCAGACCCGCCTCGTGGCCCTGCGCGACCAGTTGGTCGGACACCTGAAAGAAGTCGACGACAGCAATGTCACCGACGAGCAACTTGATATTACCAGCGAACTCAACACCAAGATCGCGCAGGAGGAGAAGGGCCTGCAAGCGCTGCAGGAGGCCGAGCGCCATCTTGCCGCGAACAGTGAAGGTGAGGGGCGATCGCTGGTCCCGGCCAAGGCGAATGGCAGCGGCGGCGGCGAACGCCGTCCGGCCCCGCGTCCGTTCAGTCTCGGGCAGAAGAAGCTGGAGCCGCTCGACCTCTTGGTTCGCGCGGGCACCATCCAGTTGCTGGCGCACCGTGAACGCAAATCCTTCGAGGAAATCCGCCGCCAGATTTACGGCGAAGATGAGCAGACGAAGGCGATGCTGGAATGGTCGGTGCGCGCAGCTACCGCTCCAGCCATGACCACGGTCACCGGCTGGGCCGCCGAACTGGTGCAGACGCTGTTTGCATCGTTCATGGAAACACTGATGCCGAAATCGGTGTATCCGCGGCTGTCGGCCAAGGGTCTCACGTTGACCTTCGGTCGTAACGGCAAGATCAGCATCCCGACCCGGGCGCTGACCCCGTCGATCGCTGGCTCCTTCGTCGGTGAAGGCCAGCCGATCCCGGTCCGTCAGGCTGCCTTCACGGCGCAGACCTTGACCCCGAAAAAAATGGCGGTGATCACCACATGGACCCGCGAGATCGACGAGCAGAGCGTGCCCGCGATCGAGGGGCTCCTGCGTAACGCCATTCAGGAAGACACGGCGATCTCGCTCGACGCCGTGCTGATCGACGAGAATCCGGCGACGCTCATCCGTCCGGCGGGCATCCTCAGCGGCGTCGCGTCTCTGACGCCGACCGCGGGCGGCGGCTTCAACGCCATCGTCGGCGACATCAAGCAGGTCAGCGGCGCGTTGCTCACCGCGACCAAGGGCAATGTCCGCTCACCGGTCTGGTTGATGAACCCGCAGCAGGTCATGTCGGCAGGACTGACGTCCGCGCCCGGTGTGGCGGCGTTCCCGTTCCAAGACCAGATCAATAACGGGCAACTGCAGGGCTGGCCGATCATCGATTCCGGCACCGTGCCGCTCGGCACGGTCATTGCCATGGATGCCGCCGATTTCGTCAGCGTGGGCGGCGATGCTCCGCGTTTCGAGATCAGCGATCAGGCAACGCTGCACATGGAAGACACGACCCCGGCGGACATCGTGTCCGGCGGCGGGACTCCGACGACTGCGAACCCGGTCAAGTCGATGTGGCAGACCGACTCGCTCGCACTACGCCTGATCTTGCCGGTGAACTGGACGATCCGGCGGCCCGGCGTCGTGGCGTGGGTCGAAGGCGTTACTTGGTAGGGCAGGTGACTGGCTGGCCGTGAAGCAGCGGCCAGCCAGAAACTGATTCGAACCACAGGAGAAATGCAATGGCTGATCAAGCAACCGAAAACGCCAAGAAAGCCTTGGCGGAAGGGAAGGACGTTCGCGCCAAGCAGGACGAGCAGCGCGCGGCGGTGATGAAAGGCAAGCCGACCCCGACACAGGAAGAGAACGACATCGCCATTCTCGGCGGGCATCCCGACCTTGAGCCGGACGGCAGCGGACCTGATCCGAACAACCAGCCGCTTGGTACGCGACAGGTTGAAGCTGGCAAACCCGGTGCTGGTTATCAGACCCGCACGGCAACACCGGCACATTCGTCGCGAACCGCCAAAGGCGAATGAGTGCTCGCAACTGGCTGACAAGGGTGGCCGCTCTCGTCCGCAAGGGCGAGGGCGACTACCATCCCGGCCCTTGGTATTTGCCGATCACCGGCGGCTGGCTGCCCGTTGGCGTCGGCGAAAGCTGGAACTGGTGGCAGAACGGCTACGATCCGATCTACGGACCCGGCTCATCGGCGATGGTGGAGGCGTGCATCTCCGCCTATTCGCAGACCGTCGCCATGTGCCCGGGCGATCATTGGCGCGCAAACGACAAGGGTGGACGCGATCGCGTCACGACGTCGGCGCTCGCCCGCATCCTGCGCCATCCGAACACCTATCAATCGATCAGTGACTTTCTGCTCAACGCCGTGCGTTGGCTCTACGCCGAAGGCAACACCTATGCACTGGCGCTGCGCAATTCGCGTTACGAGATCGACGAACTGCATCTGATGAACAGCCGGGAAAGTTACCCGCGCGTGGCCGAGAACGGTGAGATTTTTTACTGGTTGTCCGGCAACGACGTCATCGAGAACAGGCTGCGCTATCACGGTTATGACTCACAACTCGTCGTGCCGCAGCGCGACGTGCTGCACATCCGCCTGCACACCACGCGGCAATATCCGCAGCCGCTGGTCGGCGAGTCACCGATTGTGGCGGCCTATGGTGACATCGGGGTCGGCAGTGCGATCGCACGCCAGCAGGCAGCGTTCTACGCCAACGAGGCGCGGCCTTCGGCGGTGCTGTCGACCGACATGGTGCTCGACAAGGATCAGGTGCAGGCGCTGCGCGATCGCTGGAACGATCAGGCCAAGGGTCTGCACAAAGGCGGCACGCCGATCCTGACCGCCGGGCTGAAGGTGCAACCGTGGGCGGTCGGCGGCAAGGACGCTGCGACCGCAGATATTCTCAAGCTGTCGAACGAGAACATCGCGCTGGCCTTCCGCATTCCGCTGCAGGTTCTCGGGCTGTCGGGCGGTACGTCGTATGGCTCGACCGAAGCGCTGATGCAGTTCTGGCTCGCGTCTTCGCTTGGCTTCCTGCTCAACCACGTTGAGGAATCTTTCGGTCTGCTGTTCGCGCTCAAGGGTCAGCCGGACGAGTATGTCGAATTTGATACAGCGGCATTGCTGCGCACCGCCTTCAAGGATCGCGTCGAGGCGCTGGTGCGTGGTGTGCAAGGTGGTGTGTTTGCACCGAATGAGGCGCGCAATGCCGAGGGTTACGACAAGGTAAAATTCGGCGACGAGCCGCGCGTGCAGCAGCAGGTCGTGCCGCTGTCTGCCGCGGGCGCAATCCCAGCCGCGCCGCCGCAACCGGGTGCAAAACCAGCACCTCCGCAACCAGCCGCACCGCTGCCTGAGAAGAAGGGCAACCGCGATGACATCCAACGGGAAGCAAGAAAGCTCATCAACCTCGCCAACCGACGGCGATGAACCTCTGCTTGACATCTGGCGCGAAGCACTCGCTGAAGTGCTCGACAGTGAACGTCAACAGTGGCAGCGTGAGCGCGCACTGATCGAGGCACAGGCGCAGGGCGTCGTCGCGACGCTGCGTGCCGAGATCGCAGAGCTTCGCACCGAGATCACCGAACGCGTCAACGCGCGCTTGGCTGAACTGAAGGATGGTGCCGATGGTCAGACTGGTGAACGTGGCCCCGCAGGCGAGCCCGGCGCAGCCGGACCGTTGGGGCCGGTCGGTGAGAAGGGGGAAGCAGGCGAAAAAGGAGAGCAAGGTGAAGAAGGTCAACAAGGCGAAAAGGGCGAGCAAGGCGCGCCCGGGGAAAAAGGCGAGCCGGGTGAAGCCGGTGCGCAAGGCGAGCGCGGCGAGCCGGGGCCGCAAGGCCAGCCGGGCGAGAAAGGCGAGCCGGGGCCGCAGGGGGAAACCGGAAGCGAAGGAGCAGCCGGTCAACCCGGAGAGCGGGGCGACCGAGGCATTCCCGGTCCCCAAGGAGAGCCCGGGCCCACCGGTCCCGCCGGACCAGCCGGAGAACGCGGTCCCGCCGGAGAACCCGGAGCCCAAGGCGAGCGCGGCGAAGCCGGTGCAGTCGGCGCAAGCGGGGAACGGGGTGAACCCGGACCAGCCGGAGAAGCCGGGCCATCCGGCGAACGGGGGCCAGCCGGACCAGCCGGAGAAGCCGGTCCCACCGGACCCGCAGGAGAACCCGGACCAGTCGGGGAACGAGGGGCCGCAGGAGAACCCGGCACAGCCGGGCCACGCGGCGAACCCGGCGCACCCGGACTGACCGGCAAGGACGGCAAAGACGGCGAACGTGGGCTGGCTGGCCCGCCCGGCAAGTTGCCGAAGGTGAAGGCGTGGACCGAAGGGGACGTCCACTACGAAGCCGACGTGGTCACGCACAACGGTGCAACGTGGCAGGCGCTGCGTGACACCGGTCGCACGCCGGGAGAAGCCGACTGGATCATGCTGGCGCGCGCTGGCGTGGATGCGCCGCCATTCGTCATTCGCGGCACCTTCAGCGAGACGATCACCGACTACAAAAAATTCGATGTCGTGGCGCTCAACGGATCGAGCTTTGTCGCCCGGTCTGACGTGCCGGGCGCGTGTCCCGGGCCGGGCTGGCAACTTGTCGCCTCCGCCGGTCGGCCCGGGAAGCCCGGCCCGCGTGGCGAGCGTGGCGAGAAAGGATTCCCGGGTGCGAAGGGTGAGCCGGGCGAAGCCGCGCCGATCATTCTGGCGTGGAAAATCGACCGGGAGAATTTTGCAGTGACGCCGATCATGTCGGACGCGAGCGAGGTGCCGCCGATCGAACTGCGCAGCCTGTTCGAGCAATTCCAGATCGAGACGCACTGATGGCTGACATCACGGTCCGCGTCATCGAGGAAGCCGACAGTTACGATCTGATGACGCTCGAAGAAGTGAAGGTGATGCTCGGCATTGCCGAGAGCGACACGTCGGAAGACGCCATGCTGCAGGCGTGGATCACGAGCTACTCCGACGTGATTGCGACCATGTGCAATCGCGTCTTCGCCAAGGAGAAGGTCGAGGAGACATGGCGCGGCGACACCGAGCCCTACGATACCGATCGCGGGCGTATCTTTCTCACGCACTTCCCGGTGGCCGATGATGATGTCGAGGTGGTCTATTCGCCGACCGCCTATCCCAACCCGGACGACGACACGGTGCCGGTCGAGGTGCCGTACTACGAACTGGAGAACCGGTCCGGCAAGATGCAATTCTTCCAGAAGTGGGCCGCCCCGATCCGCGTCACTTATACCGGTGGCTACGATCTGCCGGGCGGTACGCCACCGGCGCTGAAGCAAGCGCTGGTGCTGCTGATCGGTGCCGCGCGCATGATGCAGGAGCGTGAAGTCACCTCCGGTATCCGTAGCATTTCGCATCGGGAGACGCGCGTGCAGTTCTTCGACGTCAACGCGGCGCTCGCCAAGCAGGGCGGCGGCGGTACACCGCTCGGGGTGGCAGGCGAGACCGTCAAGGCGCTGCTTTACCATTACATCCGCTTTTATGTTTGAGATCAGGCTCGAAGGCGTCGACGCGCTGACCAGTAAATTCGACCGCCTCACCAAGCAGATCGAGGATGCAAAAACGGAATTGCCCAACATGGTCATCGCGTGGCAGCGCGACGACATGCACCGGAAATATCCCAACCAGCAGACCGGTGGCCTTGGCGGCGGCAGCGAGACTTTCGTGCTTACGTCGATCTGGCCGCGCTCGCGCACATACGATCGAGCCAAGCGTGTGAGCCCCAAGGCGCAGGGGCCGCGGCGCTACACCCCGGGCGGTGTGCGTCTGGGGCGTTCGACGCGTCCGATCCTGCGCGCCGAACTCTACGTAAAACTCATGCAGCGGCTGGTCGAACTGGGCAGGAAGGCGATGAAATGGCCGTAAACCTCGACGTGCTGCTGCAGTCGCCGGTGTTCGACTTCTTTGCGGTGCCGGTCACGTTCAGGCCATTGGTGTCGCAACCGGGCAAGGCCAATTACAGCGGACGCGGCATCCTCAACACTTACATGCTCAACGTGGTCGCGGATGATGGTTCAATCTTTTCCGACCAGCGCACCATCCTCGACATCCGCGACAGTGAATTTGCGGTGATGCCGTTGCAGAACGATCACGTGATCATCCCGAAGGATTGCAACGAAGCGCCGAAGGGCGAGTACCAGATCATCGACTCATCGAGTGATGGCGGCGGGCAGACCTGCCTGACGATCCGCAAGTACGAGACTAT